CATTTTGTGTTAAACCCTCCAGTGATTTCCGCGACTATTGAAACGCGGTCCACATACATGTGGCAATTAAGAACGTTTGGTGGGTGGCTTTTTAATCACCTGTTTCTTCCGTGATTTGGCCGCAAAAACGTGGAGTTGTTTGACAACTTCACTTTTCAAAGGCCGAAGGAGTGGAGTGAACGGGGCAACTCCAGGAATCAAGGAAGAGAGGGATAGCAAAGCATCTAGCGCGGGGTCGACAAATGGTAAAAGTTCGTGAGCCGCCTTGTCAACAAAATCGCGAAGCTTGCCGAGGTCGTTGTATGACGCGGGATAACCGTCTTTCATTTTCCCAGATATCTCAAAGTACATCTTCACTGAGAGTTCATCTGGAGGCAAAGGAGCACTAACAAGACTGGCGTACACCGTGCCTGGATATGGAATGATCTCCAAGCACTGACGCACTCTGACGCGAAGGGCAACACCTGCGGCAAGACCAGCAACCACGATTTTGGTGTATTCAGGACATGACCAAGACTGAAATAAAGCAACATCAGCTGAATAATCCAACCCGGGGTAAGGGAATGACTGGATATTCGCAGCATTCAAGCTGAAGTGCTTGGTGGGCACAGCGACACCATTTATCGCGCCATAACAGATCGACGGGCGATTGGATGTCTTAAACCTCAGTTTTGATAGCTTTAGTGGGGCATACACTCCATCAAGAGCAGTGGAAGTGTATGCGTTGGACCCCAGTAGCATCTTAGCTGAAGTTGGCGGTTTATCATAGAGAACAGCGGGCGGAGCCACGTCATAAGGCAACATGCCGAAACCGTTTGGCTGGAGAGAACCGGCATGGAACTTCTGAGGCTTCTCAGTGATTTGGGCACAAATGATAGTCCCCTGGTTCTGCACCGCTGGGGCGACTAGCTCAATTGTGACTGACTGTGCCAGGACACGATATTGCTCGCAGGCCGCGGCAATAAGGGTTGTCGCATTATCATAAAATGCAGCATCTGGGTTGGTCATGTGGGCGGATCCAAAAGCGCTATTTCCAAAAGCACCATATGATTGGTCCATCAATCCTTCTGCAGAGCCAATGCAGTAAGTAACAGGGACACTAGGACTGGGAAAGGAGTAGATGGTTGTAAACATGGCAGGGTTGGTCACAGGAATGGTTTCAATCATGTCACAAGTAACACAGGTTGAGGCACGATTTCCGCCAGGTAACCGAGTTGTGCGTATGGTGGTTTCAGCAGGATGCAGCGCTTTTATGGCAAAGGATTTACCACCTGCAGTTGCCGCCATCGGAAGATTGTGAAGATCAAGGTGGTCGGCGAGGGAGATTTTATTACCAACACGGATGACTGCAGGCTCAGGCGGTTGGATTGAAGAAGATGGAGCGGTGGTTGTAGTTAGGTGAATAGCCGCCAGCACTACTGAACTGGACGACTTCTGTTTAACGTGCAAAACACGGGAAAATTCCAAACTTAGTTTAATGACGTTGCGGTCATGGGTAGTTTAATGACATTGCGGTTCAAAGTAGTTTAACGACGTTTCGGTCGAGGACGTGTTTTATCACGGGAAAATTCCAAACGTAGTTTATGACATTGCGGTCCCAAGTTTTGTGACATTAAGGTCAGGAATTTTAACGACTTCCAAGTCAAGCGGGTGCACATTACCCAAGTGCGAGGGTGGTGTGAGGGCAGGGCAATTCAAAGGGTGGGGTTCTGACGGGCGTGGGGCAATCAATGTTCGATCATCATACTGGCCCGATTGTTGTTATCGTGGTGTGCGCCCACGATATGTGCAATCGTCTCAATATGATCATTGATTCGCCATCCAAGCATGATCTTTAAGCGGTCTAAATCCTCCCACAAACAACGGTTGAACTCCGGCCTCTCCATTGGGTCTAATTGACTCCAACGCAGGGTCGCCCACGGACCGGGGACACGCTTCGCGCAAATCAAGGTGTCGGCAAAAAGGAAGTGTGAGACAATGGTCGTCAAGCCAGCCAACCAGGCCATCGGCAATCCTCCAAATAAAAGATTCAAAAGGATTGACAGCACGATGGAGACCATTGAGAGAACATAATTGTCAGTGGGATCCAGTACCACTCGCGCACCCGTGAGCGTTGTGCGTGATCTTTCAGCATCGTAATCCCCACGACGACCGGAATCATAATAACCCTGCACATGTTGCCTCTGGGTGAATCCCCTCCTTCGCGGGGATAAGAGCCTACCCAAGGCAATGGCCAGCGGCAGCTGACTAAATGACAGGGGACCACTCAGCAACGCAAAGCGTTTTCCCCAAACTGCAGATATGACACAAACCAGAACTGTCATTACTGCCGTTAGTGCGGGCACATTTGCTCGAGTTTCATCGACCTGCCTGTACCCTCCGTTCAACCGGGGCTTGGCTGGTTGCAGCAGCTTGTAGGTGGTGTACCATCCATCCACCATCTCTGCTGTCTGTGAAGATTCAAATTGGGGGATGGAGCAGGATCCACGAGCACGCAAATCCTCCATCATCTTTGAAATCTCCTGAGCACTCAGCTCAGACCCAGCCGCAAATTCCAAGTCAGCCACCACGTGCGGGAAGCTTTCTTCAGTGCAGTTCCGCAGAACAGGTGGGACACAGCCCTCCAACCGATATCCGCTATATTCCTTCAGAAGTCTGTGGGAAATGAGATACTTCTCACTCACGTTGACCCCCCGGGTCAATCGCTCCACACAGGCTGCAAATGCGGAGGCATAAGGCGTCCACGGACCGCTTAAGGCAGACAGGCACTTTGACCGCTGCAGCATGAGATCCTTCTTGTTGGTCATCTGGTCGGCGTCATATAAGACTGTGAGACTCGCCAGAGCTCTAGCCGGGTCCTTGGACTGGACCACCTCACCATGCACATCCTCATAGTGATTGCCACAAAAGGCAAGGCTTGACCAATTCCCCAGATCCAATTTTATGATCATGCCACAGTCACCCGCACGCGCCTCATAATTCTTAGCCCCATCAGGTGCCACTGGAAGCACAGCATCATCCCCTTCGAAGATACACGAATCCAAGACCTCCTCGATGGGCATGACGTGGTCCGGATAAAAGCATGCGCAGGTGTTATTTATGTTGCTGACGAGATTCCCAATAGAAGTCCAGTAGTCACCGGACATGCGAATGTGTGGCATCTTGTCTATTGTGAAGTTTGGGCCTTTGACACGAACAAAGGGGCGTCTTATCAATGCACGAACAATGAATTCACGGGTGTTCGGCGGTGCAAGCTTCATAAAAATCTCATTCTCTACCATGTTTCTGTATTCGTGAGTCTGGCACGACTCGAAAGATGAGTAATCGGTTTCCGCACAGACAGGAACTGTATCAAACTTTCGTTGGAGTTTCTGTCGAATCTGGTCAGGGGTCAAGCCCTTTACGTTACATGGATGGGTGGCATGCTCAATGTTGTCCAGCACGGACCACATAGCAGCAAACTGGATACCCCGGCACACAAGCGGCAAACACATGATGAATCGTGGGGGCTTCCGGGAGCCATCGGGATAGCACTCTTGCTTGTAAAAGCTGGAGTAAGTATTTTCTCCATCTAGGTAGAAATTGATGGCCTCATGTGGGTCTTCGTTCCACTTGGTTATTCCCTCCAGCAGACCTTCCACCTCAAATTGGGGTCTTCCTCTCATGAACTTCTCAAGAGCCTGATCATATGTTGTGGGGCTGGGATGGGACTGACACAGGAGCGTAAAGTTCCGCACACTCTCCCGAAGTCTATCAGCCATAAGGGGGGTGCGAGCGGGCAGAACGGGAAATAGGCGTTTAGCCATCCCAGCAGCCACACTATTCAAATCAGAGCAATCCGGCTTGTACGGCACAACCTCATCTACAGTCAGAGGCGCCATACGCGTACTTCTCAAGAATTTACATGAAAAGGGAAGACAATCTTCCATGAAGTGGACACCGTGACTTTTCATAAGCAATTCAAAGTCCAGCGGGCGGGGGCATGTGTAGTGATGGACATACTTGGCCTCACACATGGACAGCGCCTTAATGTTCTCTGAGCCACTCACTGCCCCCGTGAGAATGAAAGCACGCAGTGCTGTGAATCGGATTTCTTCCGGGTGCTCCTCACACATGTTTGATATGGTGGGAGAGCGGGCCAACACCTGAGCAATGTTCCGGCACCTCACTGAAAGGTCCAAGGCGTTCCCGACTCGGGACACCTCCTTGAACAAAATTGTGGGCATTCGGATCCGATAGACTCCAGGTATTCCGGTCACATCTGCGGAGTGGTCATGGAAGTGAACGTGAACCACGTTCGTCGTGCTCCCAGAGAACTTAACGTTTGCTGCGGAGTTGAATTCTCCGAGGAAGGACACCTCAAAATCTGCCATGGGATCTGGGGTTTGCTCGGGTTGCAACTCAGCCTCTTCTCTGCGTTTCTCGCGCATCGCATCATTAGCTCCGAGTATCTCAGCATTGGTGCGCAAGATACTTTGTCCTATCAGACGGGCCATCTTAGAGGCTCGACCTTCATGAACAAAGATCTTCTTTTGGGCAGGTGGGCGAGGG